TTATTTTTTAATTAATATCTGAATAGTTCTTTCTTTTTCTTTGAGCAACTCTTTTAGATGCTCTATTTCTTTATCTTTATCTGCAAGTGCTCCAGCATTGGCATTTCCATATATGGAAGCCGCACTACCTTCTCCGTTGGCTATTGATTGATTAGTTATGTTTGTTTCATCAAACCAATAACTAACAGGTACTCTAATAGCTTTGGATAGTTTTTCTAATAGATAAGCCTCAATAGATTCTTTTTTGAATATTTGAGAAAGATATACTGTGGTGATTCCCATCTCTTCTGCAATATCCTTCTTCTTGAGCCTTTTTTTTCTGATAATACTATCAGCTTCACTACCAATGTGTTTCATGAATATAAATGTTAAAAATTAAACCAATGCTAAATTTTAATATTAAACTACTTGCATATAAATAAAACTAATTCTATATTTGCTTCATAAATCTAATGATAATAATTTAATATTTATATAAATATGGCAGAAAAAAAAGTGAAAAGAGAGAATGATGGTATGGCATTACGTACATATCTGCGTAGTTTGCCTGTGTGTGAATCCCCTGAAATGGCTAAGAAGTTAGCTGATGAATGTAAAGTTCCCATTTATACTTTTAATAACTGGCGAAGTGGATTGGTGAGAATTCCGGAGCTGGCAAAAGATAAAATAGAGGAAGTTATTGGATTACAAATTTTTAATAGAAACTAATTATGGAATTAAAGAACATTGAACAAGCGCAGAAATTGTTTCCGGATGCAGTAAAATTACAGCTGAGGATTAACGGGAATATGACAGTTGACCAAGTACGCCGACTCTTGCCGAGCAGCGTTGTGTTGTTATCGTGTAAACTTAGCAAAAATTATGCTAATGTGATTTATAGTGAGGGAGCGGCTAAAAGGTTGTTTCCGGACATTACAACGATACGGAAAGAAATAGAATTGGGTGGTGGTAAGAAAGCCTATGTGTATGGTACCCTTAATCATACGGACTTTAAACTTTTGGTTAATTTCCTGCCAACTTCTGAGAAGTTATTTATCGGTCGTCTTGAGATGGCTTTCGGAAAGAAATTGGTTCAAGTTTCCAATTATCCGGAAGTGAATATGGGCTGTTTCTTTTTTGAAGAGACTCATCTGGAGGATTTAGTAGGAGTACTAACTCTGTGCATTGAAAATGGAGAAGCTCAATAAATCAGAATACAAGGTATGAAGAGGATAACACTTGCGCCGAAAGATGTGAACCGTATTAAAGAACTTTATCCGGAACATTCAGCCAAGGAGATCGCTGAAGTTATTGGATGTTCAGTCTATACTGTTTACAACCGGGCGTATGCACTTGGGTTGAAGAAAACACCGGAGTACCTTGAACGAATGACTAAAGAGTTAAGTGAGCAATTGGCCGTTTCGGGCACTCGACATCGGTACCCCAAGGGACACACTCCTGCTAATAAGGGCAAGAAGATGACTAAGGAGCAATATCAACGTGCTGCCAAAACAATGTTTAATAAAGGTCATCTTCCTGCCAATACACTCTATGATGGTGCGGAAACAGTTCGTACTGATAAGCGTGGTAAACCGTTTACCTTTATTCGGTTATCTATTGGTAAATGGGCATATAAGCACATTCAGCTTTGGGAACGGAAATATGGTAAAATACCGACAGGGAAGATATTGTATTGTAAAGACGGAAATACTTTGAACTGTGACCCGGATAACTGGGAACCGGTAACCAGAGCCGAGAGCATGGCACGTTGTCGGCAAAGTGATGAAACGCTGGCCATGCAGATAGCAGGACGTGACAGAGAAATAAAACAACTCATCTTGAACGACCATCCGGAACTGATCGAATTAAAGAGAATGTCTAACCAATTAAAACAAAATATCAATGAATGCACTGGAGAAACTTGAGGCTATGAGAAACAAGCCATTCCTCTACAAAAATGAAGAGGTGGTCGTACTGGGACATTGTGCCGGTACTGGTGATGATGGCGATGAGGTCGAAATCTATTTGAATAATGGCAAGACCTTAGTTTATAATTATATCAATCTTCCTGCTAAACTGGAGCAGTTCAAACCTGTATCAGCCCAAGTTATTGTGTTGACTAATAAACGGCTTGACTCTGTATCCACGGTTAATCCATCCATTATCCAACAGATGCGCGATACCATACTCCAGCAGATTGAGGAGGTCAAAAAGAATCCGGCTGCCGTTGGTCAAGCGAAACAGATATTCCAAGGTGTGAATACGTTAATTAATTTGTCGAAGACGGAGCTGGAGTATAGAAAGTATTTGAATGATCTGGAAAGAACAGAATAAAAACCGCGAATAATATGAGAATACATTATTATTACAGAAGAGAAGATGATAAAGGTTTCTATAATCTTGAACTTGTAGCTTGGTTGGAAGAAAAAGAAGTGTCAAGGCAAGGTTATGAAAGATTGAGTTTCACACGGTTGGAAAGATTAAGAATCTTTCTGTCGAAGGGTAATAACTTCCATTGTCATACCATAGAACATGATTTTGGAGAACAAAGTTATTATGGACACTATGCTCATACTCGTAAAGAATTAGCTGAAGCAATGAAGAAAGATTCATTACTTCCTATTAACAACAGGAATTATGAAAGGTTCCGGAAAGTGGCACTCAGCCTTTACCATAAACAGGCTTTAGTGAATTTTTCTAAGTTCAAAGGGAAACAGAATTATGCAATTCGTCAATTGATAGGTGATTAATGTATAATAAGAAAGGAATGAATAATTATAAAAAACGTTTTATCGCCTTGTTAAGTGAGCGAGAAAAATTGATTGAAGAACAGAGTAGTTATTCTCGGAAGGTGAGAGAAATAGGTGAAGCTATTGATAACAACAAAGATGAAATAGACTTAGTTTTCGCTGAAATGCTTAGGGATGATTATGATTTATATCAGCAATTATCTGAACCGGGAAGAAATACAGTATGTGCTAAATTTGAAAGGGATAATAACCTCGTACAGATAAGTAGAAATATGGTATATGACAAACCGATTGACCGCATACGAATTGATGTGAGTAAAATGCTTTAATCAATAAAGATATGAATAAGAAAGAAGTAATTAAAATGGCGGAGAAATATTCAGGTAGGACTATTTCTCAAGTAGATTATATGGCTGGCTTTCAGGCTGCTTGCAATATTGTAAGACAGAAACTTGAAACTTGCTATAACGAAGATTTTTGCAATGCGATGGAAGAACTTGCACAGGTTGCATATATGGATTTATCTTTCGATGATTAACGTAAATCAAGATAAAAAGGAATATTATGGAAAATGAAGAATGTCTCTGTATTAATTGTGCTAAAAAGATAGAATGTTATGGACCTGACATCAAATTAGAAGAACCTGATTTATGTATTCCTATAAGCTGTATAGATTATCAAAATATAGAAGAAAAATTTAATTCATAACTAAATAAATATGAGCAATAATACTCTTTTCAATTTAGAAGAAATGCAGGATAATACAGCTACTGCGATTCGGGAAAGCGATACACGTATTCAATATATGAGTAAACTATTTGCGAAAAAAACAAATCTTTCAAGCGATACGTGTCATTTAATGATAGCTTATCAGAAAGGTGCGATAGATATGAAAAAACTTGTACTTGAAGCACTATGTAAAGATTGCCCCTGTCGAGGTGATTGTAATGAAAATGAGGATTATGTTGATTGTGAATCATACAACAATATTTGTGCAGTCTTTGATAAATAACTAATAACTAGATAAATATGAATAAGAAGATTTTTTGCGAGAAGTGCCACAAGTGGCACACTATCACTATTACAGAGGAAGATAAGTTTGCAATTTGCCCTAACAAGCGTTGCGGTCATTTGATTTTTATCTGATATGAAGAAACTCGGCGTTAGTGCTGCGCACATTACCATAGAGATAAATACGGACTCACAGGCAGGTTATTCACTTCATGTACCATCTGACGAAAGCATATCTAATTTTAATAATTGGTTCTTTCATTATGACTTCGGAGACTGGGAAGCAGAAGAATTTGAAACTGCCTTTTGTACTGTAATTCAACTAAGGTTGAGTAATAAGAATAGTGATTACAGCAAGGTGAATGAACTCATAAAAGTCATTGAAACTGCTGCTAAAAAGATTTTAAAGAAGTAATTCTAAACAAGATAGATATGAGCCTTGGGCGGCTTTATAAAACCCTCTAAATATATGGAACCATTCATTCAAAGAATTGTAGACGAAAAGGCCGAACTGGACGAACGTGCAGGGAAGTTAGGTGACTTCGTAAAGTCAGAGAAGTTTCATTCATTAGATTCTGAAATGCAGAGTTTGATGGTTGAGCAGTACGACGTGATGAAACGGTATTCAGTTATTCTTGGCAAACGTCTTGAATTACTTAGTACTTAACATTAATCGAGGGAAGCTTCGGTTTCCCTCTAAACAAGATAAAAAATGAAGCAAAACATATCAGATAAATACAATTTGAATAAAAATTGGGGAGTTCCATTTGAAGTAGAAAAGCAAATTAACGAAGAGGTAAGTAACATTGAAAAAAAATCCATTAATAGTGGTTCTTGGCTTGCTATCTCAGAATTTGCCGGCATACGAGAGGCAAAACAACTTCTTCCGGAAGTTATAAAGGCAATGGGATATACCTACGAGGAATGCCTTGGTTTAATGGAAGAGTGTAAATTCAATAATGATATTCTAAGACCAATAGTAGAAAAAGTGTTTAACGAATAACAATAAAAAAATGAATAGTATGGAAAATGAAATAGTACGTGTTGGCTATGCCAAACATATAGCATTATTGGGCTATACGAAATCTGAAAGCAAAATGTTCCCATCCAGTGCTCAAATGCAAATATACGATACCGAAGATGAACCATTTGAGGATTGCTCAGAAGCGTATGTGGACTTCTTTACAGAAGAGCAGGTCGATAATTTGATAGAAGCATTGAAACGAGTAAAGGAATCATTCAAATCCCTACAAAAATGAAGAAAGTATTAACTATCACATGGAATACCGATACGGGTTCTATGTTCACCGATTGGGGTGATGGTGTAACAGCAACTGATGTGCTCGCAATGTGTGAGTTTGCAGAGGGAGAAGCCGAATTTGAGATCGAAGAACAGAATAATGAATCAGACGAATAACTCATGAGAAAAGGAACAAAAGTACGTCTTCTTAAAGACAACTCGATAGGCGTCATCACAGATAGCGCATTCTTTAAATTGAATGGCAAGAAACATCTTCGCTATGAAGTGAAGAAAAAAGGAGTAAAGGAAAAATGCTGGCATCCGGAGGAAGAACTGGGCCCGGTGGTAGAGCATTGTAAGATTACAGTAGAGGGAGAGAATAACCAGGTATTGTTTGCCAATATAGGTTACAATCACGACAAGGGAGAGGCAACCATCAACATAACCGGTGATAATCCCACAAATCTAAAAGGGCATCATGGATATCACTTGAATACATTGCTATATATGTTGAATGGAATGAATGCAACAGTGATAGATACTGCACTTGAGACAGAATAATGTCCTGTCATATCCTCAACCAAATGTTTTCCTTTGCCACAAATTCACTCCATTATGATTAAAGCTACCGATATCTACGCAGCCTCTCGCGACGGATTAGACATCATCCTGTATTATTATCCTCAAGCTGAGGATTGCGTAGACAATAAGAAAAAATTCAAGCGTAGGCCGGATGAAGATGATGCATCCGCCTGCATCAAGAAGTACCAGGAATGTTACAAGGTCACTGACTTCGGTGATTCAGGTACCGCCATGAGTCCGGTGGATATTTGTATGTATGAAGAGAACCTACGCTTTCCGGAGGCTATTGCCTTGCTTGCTTCACGGTTCAATGTGACGGATGAATTGAAGCGATCCGTTAATAAGCCGGATATCCGGAAGCGCCCAGCCACAGCTGATGAAGCTGAAGGTAGCAAATTCTTCGAGCTTGAAGAGAAGTTCACCGATGAGCAATTACAGGTTCTTGGTCCCCGTGTTAAACAAGAGCACGTCGATGCGTTGCACTGGTATGTGGCCAAATCCATATCTTATGTTCGGAACCGGGAAGTTACTACTAAATACACTACGCCTACTTATCCGATATTGATGCGTGAATGTGTCGTTACGGAAAGTTCTGACCCGGAGAAGACGGTGAGATTCTATAAGATATACGAGCCTCTGAACCCTGACAAGCAATGGCGATTCAGCTACACGCCTGATGGCGTGAAGCCTAAGCTGTATATCAATGGGTTTCGTGAACTGCAAAAGGCTTATAGAGACTATAATGCTCAGGAAGAAAAGAAATTTCAGAATGAAGCAAAGGATAAGGATGCCCAATACAAGGAAAAGAAACTTCCGGAGGCATTCATCTGTTCCGGAGAACGTGATGCGCTTTGTGTTCGTGCTCTTGGTTATCATCCGCTATGGTTTAATTCCGAGACTTATAAAGTGACGGAAGAAGAAATCAGGGAGATATACAAATATGTGGAGATACTTTATAATATTCCGGATATTGATTCCACCGGCATCCGTAAAGGTCGGGAACTTGCACTCCGATTTCTGGATATCCATACGGTATGGCTACCTTCCTGGTTATCCGGTTATCGGGACAACAGGGGCAAACCCCGCAAAGATTTTCGTGACTTTGTGGGTTTGCGCCCTAAAAATGAAGACTTCCGGAACTTATTGACACTGGCCATGCCTGCACGTTTCTGGACAAAGGCTTGGAGTGAGCGAAGTAAAAAAGAAACTTACGATATCAACACTGCCTATCTGCACTATTTTCTTACTTTGAATGGCTTCAATACCCTGAAAGATGAGAATACCGATGATACTAAGTATATCCGGATGGACGGTTGCATAGTACGTCAGATAAAGGCGAAAGATATAAACGCTTTCCTGAAGAGGTTTGCGGTGGAACGCTTCCTTCCGGTGGATATACGCAATCTTATTTTAAATTCTCCTCGCACCGGAGAATCCTCTTTGTCGCAGTTGGATGAAATCAACCTGGACTTTACCAGTTACACGCCAGACTGTCAATTTTTGTTCTTTTCCCAATCGACGTGGGAAGTGACCAAAAATGGCATAACAGAGCATAAGGGCCAGTTGATGGACGGGCGTAGCGTCTGGGATAACAAGGTTATCCCTCATAAAGTGAATGTGCTGCCGCCTATGTTTGAGTACAAGCATACACTCGATGCTGAAGGGCTTGATGTCTTTGACCTCACTGTCAAAGAACACAAGAGCTGTTTTCTGAATTATCTCATTAATACAAGCCGCGTACATTGGCGGAAAGAATTAGAGACTGCATGGGAAAACAAGGGAGTTACTGAAGCTGATCAATACCGTGCCGCCCATAAGTTTGATATTGCCGGGCCTCTGCTTTCTCCGGAAGAAATTCATGAGCAAAAACTGAACCTCCTAAATAAGATGTATGCAATAGGCTACAACCTGCATCGCTATAAATCGCCATCACGCGCTTGGGCGATTTACGCCATGGACAACAAGATTGGTGAGGATGGCGAGTGTAATGGCCGCAGTGGTAAATCTTTCCTCTTTAAGTCTTTCCGGTTCTTTATGCGAACCGTTAATCTCTCCGGACGAAACCCGAAGCTGCTGGATAACCCGCATGTGTATGACCAAGTGGATCAGCATACGGATTTTGTCCTGGTTGATGACTGCGACAAATATCTTCCGGTGTCTCAGTTCTATGATAATATCACTTCCGGAATGACAGTGAACCCGAAGAACAATAAATCGTTCTTTATCGAGTTCGATATCTCTCCCAAATTTGGTTTTACTACGAATTTTGTTCCTCGTGATTTTGACCCATCGACGAATGCACGTCTCTTGTATATGGTGTTCTCCGACTATTATCACGAAAAAACAGCCGATAACGATTATTTGGAGACACGTGGCATCCGTGATGACTTCGGTCATAACCTGATGACGAATGATTATAGTGAAGAAAATTGGAACTGGGACCTTAATTTCTTCGCCCAATGTTTGCAGTTCTATCTCTCCATGGCGGAGCAAGGTATCAAAGTACAGCCGCCAATGGATAATATTATTAAGCGTAAATATAAGGCTGATATGGGCACCAACTTTGAGGATTGGGCATACAGCTATTTTGCTGAAGAAGGTGAGCATGTGAATCAATACATTCAGCGTGATATCGCTTATGATGACTTCATTGCTTTCTCCAAGGTTCCTAAATCATATTGGACTATGCAGCGTTTCACAAAGGCTTTGAAGGGCTTTACAGAACTATGTCCGTATATTGATGCACTTAATCCGGAAGAGATGCTGAACTCCACTGGTCGCCTTCTGAAGAAGGTCGATGGCCAGACAAAAGAGATGATTTACCTGCGCACGTTGGAGAAGCCAGGTGCTTTTTCACCTAAGATAGATAAAGATGGAAATCTCCCATTCTGACATGATACGCAGATATGATAAATGGCTACCCGGTTTGATGGGCATATCCGGCTTCTATGCCTACGCTCGGCAGGTATATGATTATCTGGAGATAATGAAGCCTGGTACTATTATGAAGATGCAGGAGGCGGAAGACAAACTTCCGTGGCTGCTGGTGACAGTTGGAGCTTTCCTGGCTGCTGGCCAACACTGGATGGACTATGAGACAAGTGATGATTATGCCAAACTACGTAGGAAACCGCTTCCGGAGAACTTTCGGAAGGCTATGGCCAAGGCGTAACACGGTTACAAGCTGGTATTTGAAAAGCCACGGGCACATTTTGTCCGTGGCTTTTACTTTTAATAAAGGGCAGGTATCCCGGCACCGGTTTCTCGGTTTCCGTACCTTTCTCCATTTTTCTACTAAATTTTTGTAACTCTGTAACCGATGTTTGAAAAGAGGTTTAAAAACTTAAATAATAAGAAGATACAAAGTTACAAACTTGGTTACAAAATTAGGTTACAAAAAAATAGGGTTTGTAACTTTCCCTTTAAATACCCTGACTTTGGCTGAAAGTTACAAAGTGTATTGGTAACAAAAAACTGTAACCGTTTTCTTGTAACCTTGTATTAGTTTTGATAATCAGTTGTTTATGCTCATTTTGTAACAGGTTACAAAGTTGCAGAAATTTCTGGGCAAAAAGGTATTCAGCAGTTACAGAGAAAGCGGAAGAGTATCGGAAAATGTTATTTTTTGGTTTGTTTGTTTAAATCGGTTACTTGTAGTGGCCTAATTCAATGAAAATTGAGAATATAAACAATTATAATTGCTATATTTGCATAACAATCAATCCATTACCGCATGAAACCTAATGTAATAATTGAACTTCAGCCTTATCTCCATGATTATCTTTATCATGAGTTCGGGTGTTCCCGCACAGACGAAGGTGTGACTGTGACATCCGCTAATGATATCGGCAAGTTCATCCAGGCAATGGTAACAGTTGCGGACCGTCCGCCGAAGTTGCCGATAAAAGATAATCCGATAACGCTGTTCCTTCCGGTTAAGGAGTGGAATCACTATATCCTGCAAGAGAATTTCATCTATATTCCCGAATGGAAACAGAGAATGCTCCAGGACTATATTGAAGCCTCTTTCCGCATCCGGGTCAGGGAATACTTTGTGACCGGATACGAGAAAGGCTTTAAGCAGGATAAGATTCTCCGGGCCTTTCTCATGGCATACAACATCAAGAATAATGCGCTGAATTACGACGCGGTGAAGAAGTACGATTATCGTAACCGGCAGCGGATGACAAGGGAGGTGAATAGAGAGATTCAATTATCCTTATTTGAATAACACTATTTAACCAATTAAATTCTAATTAAAAATCAGATTTTCAATTAAATATCACTTAAACTTTAAGTAAAAATGAGCGTTGAGAACAAAAGATCGCAGTTTTGTGCAATGTCTTTTCTACCACTGCCTGATGCAGAGGTTAGAAATGTACCGGGAAGTGACAAATTACAGGTGCATGGCACATGGGTATCCATTAACGTCTCATCCGGAGAATGGAAAGAAAGCCGGGAAGAGGTTGGAAAACCCGTCGAGCAGGAGTTGAAAGCAACGGTGACGGATACGTCTTCATCTATGGAGAGTCAACTTCGTACTTTATTCTCCGTTGATGGATTGCTGTTGATCGGCTTAACGAATGGAGAAAAGAAAGTGATCGGTACGGATGAGTTTCCCGTACATGTGTCAATGGAGCGCAGTGGTGATCCGGCGAAGCTGACACTCTCTTTTAAGCGCTCCAGTCCGGAACCGGCAAAAGTTTTAGAGTCCTTTTAAGCGGTTTCTGCCATTGTAATTTTGTACCGGATTTAAAAGGTACAAAACAATGGCATTTTCTTCATTATATAGTGCGGTCTGCCGTGGGAAGTGGTTCATCTCTTTCCGCGATGTGGAAGCCAACCTTATACTGGTTGATAAATTACTGGAGCGCGGCATCACGAAAGAAGATGCAACAAAGCGCTCCGATGTAGAACCTATACCGGTTCTGCTCTCCACCGGTGCGAAAGAAGCGAAATCCGGGAACGGTTTCTCTGACGCTCCGAAAGACAGCACGGCCATTATTCCTATTCATGGTACCCTACTGAAGTACGGTACCTATTGCAGCTATGGTGCTACCGAATTGGCGGATATTGTCCGTCAGGCTGCGGAATCCCCGAATATTTCTTCTGTTTTGCTTGATATAGACTCAGGCGGTGGTAGTGTCGATGCCATCGCTCCGCTGGTTGATGCCATCCGGTATGCGCAATCAAAGGGTAAGTCCGTAGTAGCGCATTGTGACCTCTGCGCTTCTGCGGCTTACTACATTGCATCATACAGCAATGAAATCATAGCGTCGAATCAGATATCTTCCGAGTTCGGATCAATCGGTGTGATGATGAGCTTTCCGGATTACGCCAAGTATTACGAGCGTGAAGGTGTGAAAGTCCATACCATTTATTCAAATCTATCGGATTATAAGAATGCTCCCTTCGAAATGGCTAAGGAAGGCAAGTATGAGATGATTAAAGAAGAAGAACTGGACCCGCTGGCACGTGACTTCCAGGAGAACGTGAAAGCGAATCGTGGTAATAAGCTGAAGCTGGATGCGGCAGGTTTATTGCGCGGACGTATGTTTTACGCAAAGGATGCAATTTCTATGGGCCTGGCCGATGCCATCGGTACTTTAGACTTTGCAATCCAGCGGGCAAGAGAAATACCTCAAGAGGCATGTATTAACGAATATATTAATTCTAAATCGTAAAGTTATGTTTGGAAAAGTGATGAGTGTGGTACTTTCATTCCTGAATATCTCTGCATTTGCGAAAGACAAGAATGGTAAGTCTGTTCTTCTTTCTACGCAGGAAAAGCAGCTGGAAGAAAAGTACGGTAAAACATTCCTCGAAGTCTTTAAAAAAGACCTGGAGGAATTTGAAAAAAGTGGTAAGACTGCTGAGGAAGCCGTTACCGATGAAGTGAAGGCGCAACTGGAGGCAGATCGTGATAAAAATGCCAAGGAACTGAAAGAGGCTCGTGAGAAGATTGCAGCTTTAGATGCTAAGATAGCAGAGAAAGATGCTGAAATTGCCAAGTTGGGAAAAGAGGAAACTAAGGATGCAGGTATTCATGTGGAAGGAAATACTGATATGACGAAAACGTTTAAGCCGGACATGTCGCTGAACATGAACAAATATCTTGAAGCTGCTCATTATGGGCGTCCGGAAGCTGCTTCATATACGGGAAATGATACCATTGATACGGAAGAATTGCATAAAGAGTTCGGCCGTTATATCAGTTCTCAAAAGATGGAGATTTTCCGTTCGCTGATGGGAACGACTTCATCCCTTCAGTATATGACGACTATGATTACAGATAAATTTGAGGTACGTGCGACGCACTCTCATATCACATCTGTTTTGCAATCATTTACACCGCAATGGACCCCTAAGGGCAAAACGAAGTTTACTCCGTTGACAATCAAACAATATCCGATGAAGATCAATGTTGAGATTATCCCTTCTGACTTGATCGATGAGGTTCTCGGATATCTGTATGATGAAAATCTTGACCCGAAAGACATGCCTATTGTACGTTATATCATTGAACAGTTGGTTAAACCCAAATTGGACGAAGAGCGTGAAATGGCTTTTGCTGTGGGACAGTATAAGGAACCGACACAGGGTGAAGATGGCAAGTTCGTAGCAAACGATGCGGACCAGGTATGTGACGGTTATCTTACCCAACTGTGCCGTATCAAACAAGGTGGTAATAAAGAAGGTATTAATTTGTTGTTTGACGGTAAAACCTTTGGGACAGGAGATGCACTTGTGACGGATGTGGAGAATGCGGTTGATCAGGTGGCTCCGCTTTATAAGAATAAGAAGTTGACTATTCATGCAGACCCGGATTTCATTCTGAAATATTCCCGTGCTTATCGTGATAAGTATAAGACCACCAAGAATGAAGATGGTGAAAAGGTGAAAGTTGATTATACGAAGTTTGTATTTGAGGGACTCGAGGGAATGCGCGGTTCCGGTGCTTTCTTCATTACTCCTAAAGAGAATTTCCGTCATTTGATGTCTCGTAATCCTCAGAATCAGAAATTGCGTATGGCTACCCAGGATTATGCGGCCAAGATTTACGGAGAATGGCGTGAAGGTGTGGGATTCTGGTTGGCAGAAGCGATTTTTGCTTATTTGCCGACAGAATTAGTTAATAAACTTGCACCGGGATCAGAAGAATCGGGAAGTTCTTCCGATTCGCAAAGTGGAGGTCTTTAATCTAAAAATTAAGGAGGTTAATTATGGCTGATGAAGCATATAAAATGGTATCGGTGCCTAAGAAGTCATCGAATGCCGGTCGCCCGAAGGGTAAAAAGTCGTTTATCATTCTCTTTCTCTGGAAAGATGTAGCTGAACACGAGCGTGATGAGAAAGGGGTGCGTGTAACCAAGTTCAAGATGGCAACAGGCAAAAAGCCTATTGCTGTTTATGCAACAGACTCCACCATCAACATCTATCATACAAGTGAGGGGGAAGATGATGCACGTGGTTTTATACCTCATGTAGATTTTGAGCATCCAGGCGCAGGTATTGAATTGGATGAGTTTGTTAACAACAATATTAATGAGGACATGGGAGCCATCGTTATGGATTGTTCCGGTGATGATGCTAAGATAGCAGGTACACCATGCACCCCGTTGAAGATGTCTAAGGCTGACAGCCAGGACAGCAAAGAAGGTGCAAAGAATACGATCAATCTTGCAGCTTCATTGCGCGGTGCTACTATCGGGCGCATCGAAAAGTCTTTGATTCCTGCAACTGATAATGCAGAAATCAATGCAGTTCTGGGCTTGACTGCCGGTTCCGGTGGTAGTGGATTGTGATTTGGTTTTGGATAGGTTATGTGGTGAGAGGCGTGTGCTTTGGCATACGTCTCTTTTTAAAAAATTAAAGCTATGACAACAAAAAAAACATCGTCTAAATCTAAAGACGTGAAAGAAGTGGAAACAGTAGAAACTGTGAAAATACAGGTGAATGAATCCGGATCAGTACAGGTAAGTGATGCCCTTGCTGATGAATCGCCAGTACTGGAGAAAAAAGCCCAGGATCACACAACGGTGGTAATTCCTTATTGCAAAGAATTTGCTCAAGGCAGAGAATTGATTTTCGCCCTTCGTTCCTGGTATAACAATGCTCGCTTTCCTGCCAATCTGGTGATTATCGGTGATCGCGAAGATTGGTTCAGTGAAGAAGTGACTGTCATTGAACATCAGCGTACATCTGATAATCCGCAGATTGATACCATGGAGAAATTGAAGTTGGCCATTGAATCGCCTGAAGTGACAGAGAGTTTCATTTGGACGAATGATGACATCTACCTGGTTAATCGGGTATCATTGGCGCATATAGAGATACCAAAGGTTTTGGGTGAACTGAAGCCGGAAAAATTCAAAGGTACGTATGCCGAGAATATGAGCCGTACCGTTATGCTGCTGGATAAATTCGGATTACCTAAACTGAATTATGGTACTCATACACCGGTTTTATTTGAGAAGTTTAGACTGAAGGATATGCTGGAACGTTTCCCGGAAGCAGAATCGGGAGTGTTGTTTTCATCTCTCTATTTCAATTTCCAGCCTTTCCCGGCATATCCTGTTGTCTTGGATTGGGAAACAGACCAATTCTTACTGCCTATTGTATCCCGGAATCCGAACGAACAGAAAGCAAAAGAACTTCTCCAGAAAAAAGTGTTCCTGAACAATACCGTTACCGGACATTCTGCCTGGTTAGAAAAGTTCTTGGAACAGATGTTTCCGGAACCGTCCATCTTCGAAGAATGAAGAGCACTGCCGGAGCTGTCTTCACGGAAAGAACCGAATTCTTTCCGTGAAGAGTTCGCTTTCCTGAATGATCCGGACTGCCCCATAGAACTGGAAACGCTTGCTTCCCGCAAGTTCAATAAATATCATGCCTATGTGCGGTTACACGCACAACTTAGGGATTGTACTTCGCTGAAGCAATGTGCGGATGTCAGCCGGGATTTGATAGATAACTACATTGAGAACCGTATGATATGGGAAGAGTTGAACTATTACAAGGTACATCATTCTCTGCTGGGGAAACATCCTGCATTCGCGGAGTTTCGCCGGAGAAGCGAGCTTCTTCAGTTACCGGTCAAGGAACTGATCCGTCGCCAGCGCCAGGTTGAAAACAACATTTGGCGCGTCAAATCAGAGATAGCGAAGGGAGATAAACCGCACTTGGACCCGATACGGCGGGAGAGGTTAGCTGGTTATGAGAAAGAACTGAATGATATTAATCGCCTATTGGAATGAGCTATTACTTCAGCCTGAAGGAACTCAGGCAGGAAATGACAGATTCCCGCCTGTTCTCCAGACGGTTTGAAACCATGCTGACTTTCAAACTGAATAGTCTGAAGGAATTATGCGGGCGTCTGCCCGGCGATAACGAGGCTTTTTTTATAGAAACGCAAAAGAGCTTCACAGCCTTTACTTTTATCGTTTACTTGATAAGGTATGCCGGACGGGTTAATCATCTCTATATCGCCACGTATTCCACCAATGAGCGCATTATAAACGCTTTGTTGAGATGGCGCGAAAAGGAATTGATAGGCAGCATTCATCTCCACATCTCGGAAACGATAAAATTCCGTATGCCGAAGATTTTTGAACGGTTGGTACAGCTCCATCAGGATGGAGTGATTGAATTATCATTCGCCTGGAGCCACAAAAAAATAACCTGCCTGGACACGTCCACAGGTTTCTTCGTGGTCGAAGGTTCAGGCAATTATGGTGAGAATGCGATGGAAGAACAATATGTTTTTTTAAAAAACAAAGAAGTGTATGAGTTTCGTAGCGGACGAATTGGTCAAATGGCGTAAAGACCCGCCATGGTATGACCGGATTGATATGGATGAGTTCGAGCACCTGGCAGGCATCGGCTATGAGCCGAAGCAAATCGCCATGTATTATAATATCCCCGTGAATGATTTTCTATGGTACTTTAACCTGGTTGGCTCTCCGTTGAAGTTTCACTACGAACGTGGCGAGCTTGTACAGCGGGCTAAGGAAGGGCTGGCAATGTCTGCCAGTGCCGAAACCGGAGACAATGTGACCCAGGCGCAACGGTTTGATAAATTCCGCCAGGCGACGGGATATCGCAATTCCATTAACAAGGTTTTCTTTGATGATATAGGCTGATGTTCGATAAATCTTACTTTGACACATTGCAGGACTACATAGCGTCCGGTTGCACTATGGAGCTGACGGCTGATGAACTGGACTACTACAATGCCCTCTATGCACTTGTCGGCATTAACCGGAAGTACGGCAAGGATAATGCTGTTGCCTTCCTGATGCACGAGCCGTTCAACGTCGAGCGGATGCGTGCCAGGAAGATGTACAGTGAGGCGATTAACCTGTTTTACCTCAATGATACCATTGAGAACAATGCGCACCGTAATCTCATGTATGACAACCTGATGAAAGCTGCTCAGGTCGTTTTGCAAAATGCGGTCAGTTCCAAGGATATGGAGGTGTACGGCAATCTCAACATACAGGCGGCTAAAATCAAACAACTGGATAAGCCTGATCCGGTCAAACCGAAAGAGATAGACGAAAAGCCCATCAAGATATACGACCTTAATCCGGAAGCGGTGGGACTGGATGCGGCAAACCGCCAGATACTGGCTGCTCAGATAGATTCTGTTAACCTTCCTGAGAGGGAGAAAGTCCGCCTGAAGCGAGACGCTAACATTGTAGATATTGACTTTGAGGAGATGCTGAATGACCAGGAAGAAAAAACTAAAGATATCGGATGAGGTAGAAGTGCGCTTTTCCAACTGGATGGCGCAGCTCATAGCTATAATGATGCCCTGGTCCCTGTATTGGATTGCCGGGCGTGCTTCGGCTAAGACTGTACAGGTGTTGGCCGAACGTGTGCAGGAAGTAGCTTTGGATTGTCAGGGTGCGCCGTTCGCTTGGGTAGCTGATACTTACTCCGATTTGCACAAAAACGTGATCCCGTCTCTCATCGACGGGCTTTCTATGTTAGGGTGGGAAATGGGTATCCATTATGTGATTAACCAGGAGCCGCCTCAGGAGTGGAAAGATCGCATGTACAACGTCTGTACGGATTGGCGAAACACAATGGTATTCTATACCGGCTTTAACTTTACCTTTATCTCGCTCGATAGGCCGTCTATTGGTGCCGGGCGTTCCTATGTCGGTGTTTTCGGTGATGAGGTGAAGTATTTTCCGGAAGAGAAGTTCACGAACTTGCTGAAGGCGGTTCGTGGTTTCCGCGTGAAATATGGCGATAGCGTCTGGTATCGTAGCCGTACACTGACAACGGATATGCCGGACCCGAACCATCTTGGCGAATACGATTGGATACTGAAGCTGGCCAAACAGAATAACAAGCGGAAAATATTGCTGATGCTGCGGGCTGGCTTTGTCTACAATGAGACGAAAAAAGAATATGTGTCCTCCTTGCAGAAATACAAGGAACTGAAAGCTGCCTATCGTTCTGATGCATCTTTAGCCTCGAAACTGGATGCTGCTGAACGCTCGATGCAACTTGCCGGAAAGAATATGAAGCGGTGGGAAGAACGTTGGATCAAGACACGCCGGGGCACATCGTTTTTCTTCATTTCTTCCTCGTATGTGAATGCTGATGTATTGGGAGAAGATTGGTTCAGCGATGAATTTGCTGAAGGGCTGGAAGGTCTTCTTTGCAATGTGCTTTCCGTTATTCCGAAACTGGAGGCCAGCCAGATGTTTTATTGCAACCTGGCAATGAAGCATTTCTATGCGGATGGCTTTCTGAATGACGTGATTGAGCAACATGAGTTCGGTTGGAATCCGGATTGTTCTGTTCTCCGGTACCTGGATAAGAATAAGCCATTAGAGGCGGGCATGGACTCCGGTAATATGCTGTCTATGGTATTCGGCCAACGTAATGGCAATGTAATGCGCATACTGAAGGAACTGTATACGCTTCCGCCTAATAGTGTGCGTGAGCTGGCAGACCAGTTCCTATATTACTTCCGCCCGCACAAGCGTAAGATACTGAAGCTGTATTATGACCGGTCAATGAATAATTATAAGAAAGTCTCTGCTGATATGGCGACACAGATCAAGAAGAATATTGAGTTTGATGCTGAAGGCAAGCGTACAGGCTGGCAGGTACAGCTGATGAGCTTGGGACAGGGGAACATTGGTAGCAACATGGAATACCGGTTCTTCATGGACTTACTTAGTGGCAACCTGGTGCGTAATCTCTTTACCTTGCTGATTGACCAGTACAACTGCCCGAACCTCAAGTCTGAGATGGAAGTAACCGGAACGGCCATCAAGAGCAATGAGAAGACGGGTACGAGCATTACCGTGAAGCTCAAGACCGGAGATAAGTTACCTACGCACAGGCTGCCTAAAGAGTCTACGAATCTGACGGATGCCCTGAAGTACTTCACCATGCGAAAAGAGTTTGTGCGAGTATGGGATAGGGGACGAAGCTCATCCGCTGCCTCTGTGGTTTGATCATTTCTTTCTTTACTGTTGGGTTAGCTCTGTTGTCCGTGAGGATGGCAGGGCTTTTTATATGAAGGGTATCGTAAGGGGTGGGATTTGATGCGTGAGGGGGCGGCAAGGGCTGTTTTAGGGAGAAATTTAAAATAATTTACAATATTTGTAAGGAATAGCGAAAAATTAACGTATTTTTATCATTTTGTAACAAAAAATTATCATATTTCCGACCCGAGGCGGCACCTGCGACCGCAACGGGACGACGGCGCGGCTCGGGCAGCAAGCTGTTACATCCCTCCGATAATTATCGCAGGGATGGGATTTCTTTTTGATTTTCAGCGGTATGATGTTTTTGGAAGGACATTTTTAGTCCAAAAAACGTCCTGTTTGATGGGAGATTCCACCTGACGAAGAACCAGGCGCGCGAAAAATCCGTGTGGCAAACCCGTCTTGATGAATGTACTTGGGTACAATCAAGCCGAATTTTTGCCACACGGATTTTTCGCGTTTTAGCGGTAGAAAGCAGTGCTTTCTGTTTGATTTTTTTGCGTTCACGCAGAGGTTACCGGATTATAATCCCGTAACCGGGTGAAAACGCCCAGTCTTCCATTCCCCGCAACAACGCAGGCTATTGTCTTGGCAATGGAAGACCGGGCAGAGCGGTATAGTTTGCAACTATGTATTTTCAGGCTGTTTCCTTTTCTGATTGTCGCCCTTTATTTCTGTCTCCTATCACTACGCAGTTTCGCTTTTTTGTGCTGCAAAGGTAAATGTTGACGTCACCGGTTCAAGTTCTGGCTGACGTTTCAGAAAAAATCTCCACCCGTTGGGTAGTATTCAAGGCTACGCTTTTCTGAAAAACTTGCTCCTGTTCCTTACAACACCTTTTGATGCAGCGTAAAAAAGGCGAAACATACCGCGTAGCGACAGGCGACGCAGAAAAAAAAAGCTCCAATCAGGGAAACAGCCGATAAAAGGCTTACACCCGGAAGCTCAAGGTTCAACATAAAATTTTACAGTTATGGCAGCAAAAAGAAACATTCCCGAAGCATGGAAACAACAGTGGTCTAAATTCATGTTCAACTTCTTCGATTATTTACCTACCAAGTACGAGGCAAATAAACGTGAGTGGGCAATCAGAAAGATGATATGGGACTTTAAAGACGGCAAGCGTAGTGTATCGGTGGCGGAACTCGTAGCGAAGAAGATACGGGAACAGTTCGGGGCGGATTGTGAGAATGTGACGTTCGTATGTATTCCTGCAAGTTCGGCAGAGAAAAACGAAAGCAGATACAAGGTATTTGCCGAAGAAGTGGCACGGCTGACAGGATGCTGCAACGCATATAAGGCAATTACTATCGAGGGCGGACGTTTGGCAATCCATGAGACAAAGAGTAGTAAAACGGTGCAGGAAGTTGAAGTTATCAAGTTTGACAACGGCTTTTTCAATGGGAAAAAAGTACTTCTGTTTGATGATATACTGACGCAGGGACATTCTTACGCCCGTTTTGCTTGTGCTTTGGAAAAGTTAGGTGCAAAAGTGTTGGGAGGCTATTTTTTAGGTAGAACAATTCTTTCTTATAACTAATATATATTTTTTGTTATGAATACTTTATTTGATAATGATTGCCGCTACATGAGCGACAGTGAACTTATTTACGAGATAAGCAATAACAGGCAGATTGTTTCAGACGTTGCCCGCAGCCATGGGGAAATAGACATTGACAGGCTGTTTGCATCCTTGACACCTGGACGTAAGAAAGTAGCCGTGGCAGCGGTGGAGATGTACAAGAGGCAGCAGTCTCAACAGGTTGAACGCAGGCTTATACGAATGAGCAAGGATGTATATGATTTGATGCAGCCGTTAATTGGTGATTTACGGAATGAGGAGTTTTGGGTAGTGGCTATTAATAATGCATCCCGAATAATCAAGAAAGTACAGGTTTCAGTAGGCGGTATAGACCAGACTTCAGCAGATGTACGGCTGATTATGCAGGTGTTGATAAATACGGGAGCTTCGCAGTTTGCAGCGGTACACAATCATCCGAGCGGCAACAGCCGACCGAGCAATGAGGACAAGAGGCTGACGGAACAGTTAAAAAAGGCGGCAGCATTATTCAATATTCGGATGATGGATCATGTAATTATAACGAATGACGGATATTATAGCTTTTGCGATGAAGGGATGATTTAAGTGGGAGGGCGCAAAGGGGCGCCCATCCCGTTTTGCTCGCACACTCGCAAAACGGGATGGGACCCAAAGCGGTACTTCGTTTTTTGTTTTTCCGTTCCTTCAACCACGGAGGGGAGAGAATGAACCATTCTCTGTTAAAAGGATATAAAATTATAACCTTTTCTTTTTGTTTGCTTGCAGGATATAAAATTATAACCTATCTTTGTTGCGTAATCAAAAAACAAATAGTTATGCCAACAGTTTTAGATTTATTCGGATTGAAATTTATCATTTTTACCGCAGATCACCAGCCGCCACATTGTCATGTGAAAAGTACGAATGGTAGTGCGAAGTTTGAAATTAAGGATGGGGTCAGATTGATTGAAAGTACACTGAAGCCTAAAGAGTTGAAATTGGCTGAATATGTGCTTGAAGAAAATCTGGAGAACATTCAAGAAGCTTGGAAAAAATACCATGGGGAGTTTTAAACTCCCTCTGGTTTCTAAATATAAAGAAAGGAGGTTGATATGAAAATTACGAAGTTGTGGTTTGCAGATAACCGTATTTATGTGCAGACGGATAAGGGAGAGAAATTATACCAGTCTCTTTTATTCTATCCGCGGTTATTGACTGCTTCAAATGAGGAGCGGGAAAAATATGAGTTCTGGGATTATGGTATTCGATGGGATGCCATTGATGAGGATATGAGCTATGAGAGTTTCTATTATGATGATACCAAAGAACCGGCACCTGGTATTCAAGACGCTTTTTTATCTAATCCGGAACTGAATATTTCAGCTGTTGCCCGCCGGATGGGGATACAGCAAAGTTTGTTGGCAAGTTATATAAAGGGGACGAAGGTTCCTTCTCCGGAAAGAAAAAAGCTGATACTGGACACTATACATGATATTGGTAATTCTTTATTGGCTGTGTCTTTCTGAATTTATACATAGACGGATAAAGAAGGTTTCCACGAGTTGGAAGCCTTTTTTTGTATTATAAAGTGAATGTGCGCAGAAAAATATTACATTTGTGCATGTTTAATTTTATATCTGATAGTATGAAGAAAATTTTGTTTTTGATGGCGATGTTCGCCAGTATGGGGATAATGGCTCAGAAACCTTATAAAGTTTTTTGTGAGTTACTTGGTACAGGGAAACTTATGAGTAATAAAGTTACTGTCACAATTGATTTTGGGCAGGAGACAAGTTTCTGGACAGGAGCTTCTAAACAGTATATGGTTGATGACCAAGGAAAACAGATTAAGTTTAATTCGATGGTTGACGCTATGAATTATATGGGAAAACTTGGTTGGGAGTTTGAACAGGCTTATGTTGTTACTACTAATAATCAAAATGTATATCACTGGTTATTAAGTAAATATGTAACAAGGGATGAATCTGTTCGTGAAGGATTTAATACGAAACAATCATTTGAAGAGCAACAGGGTAAATCGGAAACTGATGAACAACCAGTTCCCGATAATAAGAAAAAGCGTTCTCGGAAAGTTAGGGATGAATTATATGATTGAAAAATATACTTTTGTTTTGCACTTTCAAATATTATCCCCATATTTGCAGTGCTAAAAACCATCATCGTTAGTCGATGTCGTAGAGCGCGGTTAATGCTCATAATATTTGGTGGGCTTTTTTTATGCCCTTACATACGATATAGACGGCTGTCTTTCCCATATTACTTTTTTATGCTTTGCGGCATGACACAGTGATGGTTTTTAGCGAAACGGGAAATGGCAGCCGTTTCTATTTATAAAAATGCCAAAATGCTAAAAACCATCACGTTATGAAAAAAGAAAATCAACTCGTTCACGGACGCTATGTATCCGTTGAAAAAATCCGGCAAATGCTTGTTAAACTTGGGGCTGAATTGTGCGACGGTCACAAACGTGCTCATGTTGCCCGAGAAGGTAAAACCATCCTTATCTATACCAATGGTGGGAGTGTGAATATTACTTTTAATGAGGAAGGGGGCAAGCTATGAATGATGAGTTTGTAATCTGCCAAATAATCAGTACCGGAAGTGAAGATAACGCTCAGGTTGAATATAACCTGGATTTTAATAAGCATCAATGTAGCATTGAGAATATTTCATTGGATGAGATAAAACGGCTTTCTGCCTTTCTTAATGGTTATTTGAACAATCAGAAAGGAGGCTCAAATGAATGATCTACTTATTTACAGTCTTTCGGCAAACGGTTTGGAGGGTATTATTGCTGTGGCTAAAGAAATATATTCAGAAATGGGGATGAAACCTGATGAAATTCGGTTGAGTACTGGTGAACGTGTTTCTTATAATTGGCAAGATGTGAAGGCTTTGGAATATGGAGAAATAACTGAAGAAACCTATATTTCAAAGAATAAGATTGCTTGATTTTTTGTATTTTTGTAGGTATGAAAACGAATGAAAAATTAGCAAAGGAACTGAAGGATGCTGTAAGCAATATCCATGGTATGAATTATCTTGTAGATAAAGGGATTGTCATGTTTAAACCAGAGACGAGATGTGTAGAGGTGCATTATTTGCTTTGGCATACATTTTCTAAGCAGGGGCTTGTTAAGTTTTGCCATTCCCTGTATTTCAATATGGAGATGAAACTGGTTGCTTCAAAACAACCTCTCATACAGGGTGAGCCGATCACTATTTGGGTTAACTATGGTTCTGTTCCTAATGAGTACGGAAAAATGGGAGTGGTTAAGATGTGCCGTTATAATTCGGTGACAGGATTTGAGGTAGTGTAAAATTGTGAATATGATGAAATCCCCGGTAGGCTTTACTGTTTATCGGGGATTTTTTATGTCCTTTTTCCTGTTATGGTTGCAAAATATCTTTGCAGCATGGGATCACATGGAGAACGTTTAGCAATGGAGAAGAACCGGAACAGCTGGAGAGGCAAGGCTAACCGGATGGCTGGAGAACGGTATCCGCTGGATGTCATCATTGAAGGCGATACCGGTATAACACAGCAATGGGAGCGACAACAGGATAAAGAGGCTGTGGCTTTGTTTAATGCGCGGGTACAGGATTGGGGCAGCAAGGTGAATGCGGTGCTGAAACTCTCAATACGAGAATTGGTTGCGAATGATAAAAAGTTATCCGGATCACTGAAACAGAATTATCGTCATTACGGCAAACCGATTGTTGCTGGAGAAGAAGTAACCAGTATCGGATTCGGTTTTAGGCCTGAGGGTATTTACATTCATCTGGGAGTAGGCCGGGGATATAATATGGAGGGTGGCACACGCGTACTGACGAAAAAGAGTAATAAGGAGTGGAACAGGAATCCGATACCGTGGTTCAATCCGATAATAGAACAGGCGATTCCGGAACTGGTTGAGATTGTGAGAGAGTATTGCGGGACGCTTCTTGTGAATACTACGAGAATATTTATCAATAGATAGTTATGGGAGATATCAAAAAGAAAATAGGGCATTTCAATTTTGTGGATACGGTGGCCGGACAATATGCCATTAACATGAACTGGAGCCAGGAGATGAGCCAGTTTTTCAATGGTGATTCGAAGAACTGGGACGGTGATCCGACGAATGTGGCGGGTGTCCGCGTTGTGCCCTGGGGGCCTGATAATAATATGCCGAATGCTATCCGGAATTTACTGGAGAAAAATAATCTGGGACCCGGTATCTTGGACAGGAAAATGGGATTGTTGTATGGACAAGGCCCGCTGCTTTACCGGGTGAATATTATGGAGAATGAACGGGTGCAGGAGTGGCTGGCGGATGATGAGATACAGGAGTGGCTGGATAGTTGGGATTACCGGAAGTATATCCGGGATGTCTTGGTAGAGTACACTCACATGAACGGGCAGTTCACAAAGTATTATATGGGGAAAGGTGTGCGTATTGGTCGCCCGTGGGTGAACAGATTGGAGTGTCTGCATAGCGGTGAATGTCGGCTGGTATGGCCGGAGAATGACAGCCGACGTCTGGAAGATGTGACGGAGTATCTGACCGGTGACTTTGATAGTTACCGGAGCCGCAGTTTCCTGAAGTATCCGGCTTTCGATAAGTGGCATCCGACGAAATATGAGACGGCGATTAAGTATCACTGTATGCGTAGTTTCGGGCGGAATATGTATGCGATATCCTGTTTCTATGGCTCAGTTCCCTGGCTGGAGAATGCGAATAATCTTCCGGAGATTATCCGGCATCTGAATGAGAATATGATTGCAGCGGCGTATGTGGTGCATAGTCCGCAGGAGTACTGGACACAGTGTGAACAGAGATTACGTGAGATGCATCCTGAATGGGATGACGCACGGGTATATAAGGAGATTGAACGTTTGCGGGATGAGGTGACGAAGACCATTGCGAACGTGATGGCGGGGCAAAAAAATGCTGGGAAGTTCTTTTCGTGCGTGGACTTTCTGGATGAGTTTGGGCATGTGCAGAGCTGGAAGATTGAGCCTATTGAAATGAATATAGACAAGTACATTGAGGCTCAGGCGAAGATATCACGCATTGCGGACAGCTCGACCACATCTGGTTTCGGCTTGTCTCCGGCATTGGCCAATATTATTATAGACGGGAAGAGTGACAGCGGTAGCCAGATGCTTTACGCCCTAAAGATATTCTACGGTGCTGACACGCAGATTCCGGAAGAAATCGCACTGGAGGCCATTAATGATGCTATCCGCATTAATTTCCCGAATAAGAAGGGGATTTTCCTCGGTATTTACCGGAAGGTGATTAACAAAGAAGATAATGTGTCGGCGCCTGATCGCTCGACTAATCAAGTATAAAGCTATGAAACAGAAGAAAGACATTGAATTTCCCGATTGCTGGGAAGAGGTGAAGCCGCTGGAGTGGGTTCATTTATTGAAAATCCGGGATAAGATGATGAAGAAACCCGGTATCAGTCTTCGTGATGTGAAGCGTGACTGGTGTGCGTATGTGTTGAAAAACCGGGGATATCGCCTGGGGGGAGTGGATGATATGCTGATGATTGATCGCTTGGCTGATACTCTGGATTGGATGTGGATAATGGGTGAAGAAACCGGGCTGGATGGTGTTACAGTAACGTTTGCTCAGTTGACGTATGACTGTACGGTGAACCTTCTTCCGAAGTGGCGG